CCGTCCATCATGCCGCCCGCCCTTTCGGTCGCAGCGACAATCTCGGCGACGCCATCGGCAGCGATGCCCGCGCCGGGGACGCCCGCCACCGCCGCGCCCGCGATGGTGCGGCTCTTTGTCAGGTCCGTCTCGCGGAGCCCGGCTGATTGCTTGAGCACGTCCCGGATATATGCCCGGCGTCCCGACCCCCACTGAACGCGGCCCTTTGCATCGGCCTGATAGACCGTGGCGTAGCCGTCATGGGAATAGGTGCCGTCCCGGAACAGGGCCTGCTCGGCCTTGCGCCGCTTCTCGATTTCCTTCGGTTTAAGCCAGCCCATGAATGCGTCCGCCGCGCCCGCGCGGTCGCCTTCGTTAAGCAGCTTGGTCAGGCGGGCGCGGAATATGCCGCCGGTGTTGAAGTCGAACGACACCAGCGCATCGAACTCGTGCTGTTCCAGCGGGACCGTCACGGCGCGATTGACGCGCGTCTCGCAGTCCGAAATATCCTTGGCGAAGGTATCGAGCGCCAGCTTGATCGGCTGTTCCTCGCCCATCGGCAGTGTGGCCGGATCGGGGAACCCTGCGGCCTTGGTGTGGCCGATGCCGAATGTCAGGACGCCGACGCTATCATAATAGGGGCTCAGCACGATTCCCTCGTGCGCGGCAAGCTCGCAAAGGCCATTCAGGGAGGTTTTCATCGCTTGTCCGCCTTGTTGTCGATCTTGGAGTCGATGCGGGCCAGCAGCGCCTTTATGTCCTCGATGTCGCGCCGGTAATCGCGTTCGAGCTTGCCGATCCGCTCCTTGTTGAACTCTATCTGCTGGATCGTGTTGTCGATCCGCGCTTCCTGCTTGATAGCGTAGGCGACCAGAGAGACCATGACAACCGCCGTGGTGACGATGTGCCCCACGCTAACCCGCTTGTCCAGGTGCCAGCCCCCCGGCATTTCTGTCGTGTGTTCAGTCATCGCGTCGCCCTCGCCTAGCGCCAGATAAAGCCAATGAACGTGCGGTCGCTTTCTACAGAGATTTCCGCTTCCGCGCTGTCGAGCCGCACAAATTGCAGCGGCCCGATTTTCCTGCCGTTGACCGTCATCGCGCCGCACTGGGATACAAGCCAGCACTCAGCGCAATCGGGCCTCTCGAATGTAACCGGCCAGCCGGGCTCGGCAAAAATTGCACGCTCCGTCCATCCGTAAACATCGGCATGGCGCACGATGCAGGCGAAGGCCGCGCCGTCGCTTCTGGCCTCGAACTCGCCGGGCAGGTCAAAGCGCCAATATGCGCCGGGCGTGAACCACTCGCCCGACTGAACAAGGTCCATGTCAATGTTGCGCCAGATGGAGCGCGTTCCGAAATCCATGCGGCGCTCGGATGTAAATCTGTCCCACGGCATTTCGAGCGCGATAAACCGGCTCTGCAAGCCGATCATCGCCTCGTCCTGCGCGGCGCTCCATTGCAAGCGAAGCCGGAACTTGCCGCGAGCGGGCCAGTATCCATCACCGGCGCGAACCACAATCTGACTATCGGGATGCTCGATGCGCCCGGCTGAAAGCATTCCCGGAACGTCATCGGTTGAGGAAATGACGATCTTCTCACCACGCTTCGCTTGCGCGCCCGCGATGGTCAGCACGTCGCCAAATGTGCGGGCAGGCGTGAAGCGGAATGTCGTCTCGATCATACCGTCACCGTCTCGCCCGGTTCGGCACGGGTGTTCACCACATCGCGGCGGTGCCCCGGATCGGGAATGGACACGGTGAATGTCTCTCCCTCCATCGCCTTGATATTGGCAGTGTCTGCCGCTTCGCGGCGCTCTTTTGCCGCGTCGAAATGCCATGCCGGGAAGTGCTGCGCTACATGCTCTCGAATCTCATCCGGCGTTCCGAACGAGCCGTCTTTCACCGGCAGATCGACCGCAAGCCGAATATCGGCAACCCCGTGCGGGTCGATAAATGTGACGATTGCCTGCCCGTTGTCCGTGTCGATCCGGTCGATTGTAAACCTTGCCTGCATCACGTTATCGCGCCAAGGCGCGTCCCTTCGTTGATCCATGTGATATTCGAGTTGCCTATAACCGCAGCGCCGCCAATGCCAGCACTGCCGGGGATTCCTGTTGCTGCTGTTCCCGTGCCTGTCGCCGTGGCATTGTTGGCCCCCACGGAACCGGACGATCCGCGTGCCCCGCCCGCACCACCCGGCCCGCCGCCCCGTGCCGTGCGCCCGCTATTGCTCGCCTCACTCGCCCTTGCCCCCCCCGCGCCGCCCGTATCCGCCCCGTCTGAACCGTCGCCCCCCGCTGTGGTGGCACCGGCGGCAGGGGTTGTAACGCCAGAGTTCCCCAGCCCCTTTATGCCGGGGCTGAGAGATGTCCCGGCTCCGCCGCCGCCGCCCGCGCCGCCAGAGGAGACATAGTTCACCCGGTTCTTGAAATCGCCGTTCCAGACAAATGCGCCGCCAGTGCCGGAGCCGCCCCCGCCCCCGCCCGCTATCGTGCCTTGATTGTTGACGCTTATATCGCTTGAAACATTGAGCGCGGGACCACCGTTCGATCCGTTGCCGCCTATCCCGCCTGCTACCCCGCCTGCCCCGCCTGCCCCGCCCTTGCCGGCAATGGCCGCGCCGGATTCGATAACCAGCGTGACGGCGGAGCCTTCGGGGAATGCCCCACCCTGACGAAACGCGGCGGCGGATGTCGCCGTGGCATAGACGGTATTGCCGGTTGTAATCGTGACGGTGCCGGACAGAGGGTCCGTCTCGTTCCAGCCCAGCGAAACAAGCGCGGAATAAAGGTTATAGTTCGCCGTGTTGCTTGTGATCGCGATGGAGAAGTGGAACCTGTCGTCGCCTGCGGAAAGCCCGACAATGGCCGAAAGAACGCCGCTCATGTCAGCCCCGGCCCGGAGACATACCACGTATCGGTCGCGTCCTTGCGAAGCGAGACCTCTCCGTGCTGGGCCAGCGTCCGGTTGCCGGTATTCGTCGTCCCGGCCTGCCGGAGCGTGACGCCGGAGCCTTGCGCTATGGTCAGCGCGCCGGAGCCGACGTTTCGCACGTTGATGATCGTTCCGACCGGAAACGCCACGCTCGAATTCGGCGGGATGGTATAGGTGCGCGGCGTGCCGGAGTTGCAACGGATCGTCTTTCCCGCATCGGATGCAACCAGCGTATAATTCGTGTCCTGCCCGTTCTGCGGTGCGCCGAGATAGCCGAGAGACGACGCATCGGCCGGATCGGCGATTTTCTTGCCGCTGTCCTTGAGCGTTTTGGTGTTGCTTCCGTCCCATACTGGCACCGTTTCATCGGCGTTACTGCCGGGTCCAAGCACGTCGCCGGACCCTGGCCCGGCGGGGCCTGCCGGACCAGCCGGACCGGCGGGGCCTGCCGGACCGGCGGGACCTGCCGGACCACCGAGAAAAGAGCCCCACGTTATGCTCGTCGTGCCAATGGTAATCGGCCCGGTCGTTGTAACGGCCCAGAATGTTTCGCCGTTGACCGAGCCCTCGTTCACAAAAACCGCCGTGCCCTGAACCACGTCCCGGGCACCGTCGAAATCCGCTGCCCGGCTCCATGCCGCGTCCGACACGTTCCATATGCCATTCTGCGATGCCGTGGTCTGGTCCTTGACGAGAACCCTGTCGCCCGCAACCAGCGCCACGCCGTCAATGGTCTGCGTGCCGGACAGCGCGATATTCGCAGTCGTCGCTGCCCGGACGGCAGGCTTGATCGCAACGGAGGTAAGAACCCCGTCGAGCCGGTCAGTGGAATTTGTCATTGTTGCCTCCAGAGCTTCAGTTCGGCAAGCGCGGCTGCCCGAAAGTTATGGGCGCGGAGCCCGGAATGACCGGCATTTTGAGATTTGCCGCGCGATCTTTTTTGGCTTCGTAGTAGTCGATAAATTCGGGCCACAGATCGCGGTTTTCCGGCTTGAGAATTTCCTGCCGTGCAAGCTGGCGATATTGCGCTATCGTGTTCGAGATAAACGCGGCCTTGCCGCCGTCCGGGCCATCGCTGTAGATGCGATAGATTTCCGACATAGGATGGTTGCCGGTCACAACCGCATCGAGAAAATCCTTGGCCCCGAGACCCCATGCCGGGTGTTTCAGTTCATTCCCTGCCAGCCGCACATAGGCGTCGTAGACCTCAGGATAATCCCGGAAATCCACATCCACGCCATCGAACGATGTCTTCTTGTTGATGCGGCGCACACCGGCTTGCAGGCGGATCATTTCCTCATCGACCGGAGACACCTTGCGCGACCTGACCGCGACTGGCGAGATCACATCGTAGGTCCGGCCATAAACCTCATCCGGGCGGCGTTCCTGCCCCCAGAGATCGCGGGCAGGAGGGAGCCTTTCCGAGAGCCCGGCCACACGCGCATTGATCGCGCTCCACGGGTCCGACACCTCGCGCGTCACGGGATCGACAAACCGCTCGATTGTGCTCGATGCCGTGGTAAAGGGCATGAGCGAGCCGGTCTGCCGGTTGATGAAGCGGTTTACGCCACCCTCGCCCATTTCGGAGCTTTGCAGCGCGCCAAAAAATTCCGATATGCCTGTAAAATAAGTCTTGTCCACGACCGAGGCGGACACAATGGCAATGGCATTCGCCGTGATTTCGTCCCACTCGTCAAAGTCTTCCGGCGACATTTCGCGAGACTTCATTTGTTCCGCCGCCGTGGCGGCGAAGCCCAGCAACATGCCGTAGGGATCGGTGCGGTTGTAGCTGTAATACTTGCCGTCCACGAAAATGCTGTTGGGCTGCCAGCCGGTGCGCATAAGCGCCTCGCGCTTGCCCGGGTCGGCGGGGCCGGCTCCCGTGATAAGGCCGGTGTCGGCCATGTCGAACGCGACCGAGATGATCGCGGAGCCCGTTGCCATGCGCGTCAGGGCAAGATCGCGCCTCGCACCGCCAGCCGCTATGTCATCACGCCATTGCTTCACGAGCGGGGCGACCGGGGTGCGCTCGAAGGAATAGCGCAGGATATTGGTCGGCGTGCGGACAAAAGGCAGGACAAGAAATGTCGGGTTGAGCGAGCCGGAATTATCGCGCAGCGACATGATGGACTGCCCCCATTTGCCCGGCCGGTTCTGGAACGTGTTGTAGAGCGCTGCGTCCGCCGCTGCCAGGCGGATGCTTTCTGGCGGGTCGTTCACAATCTCGCCCATGCGCCGGTACAGCGCGTGACCCTGATGCCCCTCCGCCGTCGCCATGCGCAAGGACTGCGCGTGAAGCTCCATGCGATAACCGATGGTCTTGAAGAACTCGTCTTCCGCCGCAAGCACATTACCCGGCACCCGCGTTGCCGTGCCGATGAAGTCCACCGTCCGGCCAAGTGATGTTTCGCGAAACGCCGCTGCCTCTGCCGGGTTGTGCCCCATCTCTCGCGAAAGAGCTTCGGTTGAAATCGCCTTTTCTCGCGGCAGGTCGATCTTGCCGAGGCTTTCTCCGGTCTGCCCCGTCCGGAGCGCCTTTGCGCCCAGACGGAAGGCATCGCGCAGAGACATGACCATACCGTAAGTCATGGCGAGCGCCTCGCCATCGGCCACCCGGTCATCCACGGCGGAGCCCAGAAAGTTACCGACTCGGGCCGCGATGGCCCGCTCGTAAATCTGTTGAAACGCAACCGCTATGTTCGAGCCCGTGTTCACGATATGCGTGGCCGGGCTCCACAAAAGGCCAAGGACATAGGCTTCCTTCACCATGTCCGCGCTTGTTGCGAGCCAGCCCCTGCGCACAACGGCATCAATCGCCTGCCGGGACGCGCCCTGCCCCTTCAATGCAGCAATCCGCCTCGCAAGATCCTTCGAGACGCCCGATCCGCCCATCTGCTCCATGAGCAATTCGATTTGCCGCGCGCGCTCCACGTTTCCGCCTTCGACCGGGATCGACCATGATTGGAGCGCCCTTGCCGTTTCGGTCCGCGCTCCGATCACTTCGGTCTGGATTGCATGGTGTATCGCCATCATGCGGCGGAAGTTGTAAATGTCCACATCGCCCGCGTTCGGATCGGCAGCCTTCTGTGCCACTTCGGTCAGCTTTTCGGCGGACGCAGCCCAAAGCCGCCGTGCGGCCAATGCTTCCTCTGCGTTGAAGGGCTGGCCCTTGCGGCGGGCGAGAAGGTCATCGACCGTCATGCCCATATCGGTTGCGAGACGGGCGGTTTCCTCGTTCGACTGCACGCCCCGGCGCGCCTTGTCGATAGACGGCTTGAACGTGTCGGCCATGCCGCGAATGACGGCCTGCACATCATCGGGCGTCTGCATCCGGGCGAAATTGATATAGACGCCCTGCTTGCCATCTTCCGTTGCCACGCGGGTCAGGCCCTGTGCCGTCACATCCGCCGTTTCCATTCCGGCTTGAGCGAGCTTTGCCGCGCTGCCCTTTTCCGTGGCGATAAGCGGCGCTTTGGGGTCGCCCAGCACCATGAAATCGCTGTCGGTTACCCGGCCATACCTGGCCTCGTATTCCGCAAGCTGGCGGGCTTCCATTTCGGCGGCGCTTGCCGCAGCCCCGGCCCGCGCTTGCCGCGCGGAGCGGATCGCGCGCGCCCCCATCATCAGCCCGTCTGCCATGATGCCCAGCCCCGCGCCCTCGACCGCATTCTTGAACCGGCCTTCGATTGCGGAATCGCTGCCATCGGACGCGAGCCATTCGGTCAGCACATTCTCCGGCAGGTCTGCTTCCTTCCACAGATCGGCAAGCCTGCCCTCCATGCCGGTTGTGGAAAGAAAATCGGTCAGGGCTCCGCCCGCCATTGCGGCGGGAATTTCCCGCATCCCGCCCGCCTTGAGGGCGCGGGTGATCGGAACAAACCCGGTCAGGAACCGGGCCGTGTCGCGGATCAGGCCGCCCGTCACGGTTTTGGGCTCCCCGATAAGCGGGCCTGCCTCCGCAACGGCGCTCAGCGGGCGGGCTGCGAGGCGGTCAAGGAAGCCGGCGTCTTCCCATTCCTCTTGCGAGATGCGCTCCGGCAACCCAAGGTTCACGTCAACCCAGTCCCCAAGATCGGCCAACGTGGCCGCCGTGTTCTGTACGAAGTCGCCAATCCCGCCTATGACCTGTGCGAAACCCTCAAGGCCGACGCCAAGCGCCACATCGGATGCCACCGCGCCAACAGAGGGAAGCGCATCGGCCACGGTGTTGACCGCGCGCCGAGTCATGTTCTCCGGGGCCTTTTCCGGCTCCGGCCTGTAGGTCGTTTCCGGCTCGCGCGGCGGCACGATTTCGGGGCGCTCGCGCTGCATGACGCGGCGGCGCAGCGCATCCACTGCCGCTTCCGCCGATGTGTTCTGAATGTGCGCCATGTATTCCTGCG